CTTTGTCTCTTCCCGTGCTAGCGGGTCCCAGATGCGCTTCTCGAAGTAGAGGTCGAGCCAAGGCTGCGGATCGGGGGACTTGCAAGGTTGCTTGAAGGAGCAGCCGCCGTATTCGGTGCAGGCGTGGTCGAGGTTGTAGTCCCACTGCTCATTCTGCCAACACCACTTCATTCGCTCCAGATCGCGGCAAGTCTGCTCATACCAGCGCTCGATTTCCCAGTCGGCGCGAGAGGTAATGGCCTGCTGGGTATCGTACTTGGTTTTCAGGATCGAAACCCCGCGAACGATAACGCCGTTGACAGGGATATCGGCCCGCTTCGCCGCCCAGCAATAGCCGGTGAATTGGCTGCGGAGATCCCACTGGCCGGACCACGAGGCGCCGAGGCTGGAAGTGGTCTTTTCATCGAAGATATAGGTGCCGCCAGCGAAATGGGCGATCATGTCACTACGGCCGACATAGAGGATGGGATCGCCAGTCTCGGGGTGGAGGATAGGGAGAGGCTCTGCGAAGGAGAACTCTACCATCCGCTTCCCATCGCCCCAAACGACTGGATCGCTGCCATCACCGCCGAGGGGGTAGTTGGTGAAGTAGAACTCGAAGGCGCCTGCGGTGCGCTCAAGGGACTTCGCGGAGTCGGGCGGGCATTCGAAGTCACCGTAGGCCTTGATGAGAGCAGCCAGGCCGAGGGCGATGGAGTCTTCAGCGGACTTGCCTTCCTCGTAGAACTCCTTGCGCGCGACTTCCATCCCGCGGGCAAAGGCACCGCCAGCGATCAGATGGACAGAGGGGGATTTGTGCTTGTAGTGCAGGACAAATTCGAGAAACATCTTGCGGGGACAGCTGCGAAATGCTCCGAGCATAGTGCTGTCGATGACTGCGGGAAACGGTGGGCGCATGTTAGAGTCCTTCGAGTTCGCTGAGGAGAGCCTCAGCACTAACGGTGGGCTTGGCCGCGCGGGACTTGCTGCTCGCGGCAGTGGCGACCGCAGCTACGCGGCCTTGGCGCATGAGGACAATTGCCTCACGCATTTCTTCTAGGCTGATTGTTCCATCAGCCGCCTTTCGGCGGTATTCCTGCATTTTTTGCAGGAGCTGGGGGTCAAGGACTGACATATGGGAGGCTCCTTAGGGTGTTGTGCGAGGGGATTATGATCCCATAACGCGCGCCAGAATACAACCTAACGCAGTAAAGCCTTCTCCTCTTCAGTTGGCCGACGGACGGGTCTGCCGTCGCGGGTGCGGTACTTCTTGTCCATGCTGATCATTTCTCGATCTCCTTTCTGATTGCTGCTGCACAGTACGCCGGGACGTAGGGATGGCCCTCTTGTCCGTCCTTGACTGTGAACTTGTTGCGCTCACGCTGGTACTCATCGCACACCTTCGCCGCGTGTTCCAATGCGGCGTTCCAGGCTTGTTGGGCAACCCCCTTCCAACGGCCCTGGTCACAGGCGTCCATATCGTCGTACTCGCCGGGCAGGCAGAAGGTAGGCCATGCTTTCTCGAATGCGCTCATGGCTTCTCTATCAACTTGAATCCAGCCAGATCGGCAATCAAGCCGATAGACATCTCTTCCAGCGTTTCCGCGCTACCCTCGGCAAAGCACTGAATTACGCCCGTCGCGTCGAAGAAGACTGATACGGCAAGGGTACGAACACCGTTCGCCGCTAGATATTCTTTAAATCGGCGGATATCGCGCACGACTTCTTCGTTGGTCATTTCAGTCCTCCGGTTAGTGCCCAATCTCTCAACATTTCCGCCAGCCAAAGTGCGCCTTTGCGGTCCATTCGGGAAGACCTAACGAGTAGGTGCCCATCGCCGTCATATCCAACAATAAGCACGTCCTGTAGATTGTCGTTGTCAGCAAACTCCATCGCAGACAAGAGCGCTTGATGCGGCGTGAACGTGGTCGATGCCCTTGTCGATGAGGGTGAGGACTTCGAGGCGGGAAAGTTCGGTCACGATTTCATCTCCAACTTGAATCCGGCAATATCAGCCAGCACTGCAATTGCCATCTCCTCAAGCACTTCCTTGTTGCCTTTTATGAAGCAGTGAACGTGTCCGTTCATTTCAAAGTGAAGGGAGTTCCCGATAACACGCGCCCCATTGGCCTCCAGGTACGAATGGAACTTGTCGATGTTCTGTGTAAGCTCTTCGTGTGTCATTTCACCTCCCCGGCCATGCGGCGTAGCTCATCGACCACATCATGCGCTCGTTCCCGATACGGGCTTCCCTCCGACAACCTGAAGGCTATCTTCTCGCGGACCAGCTTTGCCGCCTCCATCAGCGCCTTGCGCCGGGCCTGTGACTTGGCCGCTTCGAGAGCGGAGAGGTTGTCTGGCTTAGTAAGCACCTTCTTTACAACTTTCGCGGCATTGTCGCATCGACCTGGGAGTTGATCCTTCTTACCGCACAGCATTAAGCATCCAACTTGTTCCAGCGCCTTCCGCAGTTCCGCGATGCGGGCCTGCTGTGCCACTACCTGTTGCTCCAAACGCTGCACCATGCCTTCCAGCGCGATGATCTGGCTGGATGCTGGTGTTGCTTGCGATCTGGTCATCACTTCATCTCCTCCATCCGTTTGTTCAGCTTGTCCCAATCGAGGTAGTACGCGCCTTCCTTCTCGGTGGCGAAGCCTGCCTGCATAAGCACTTCGATTGCCTGCTCTTCGGCAGACATAAATGCGTGCGTCAGTGGGCCGTCCGCAGTGTCGTCTTTGCTGTAGAAGAACTGCCCAACCATATCCATCAGGGCAGAGATGAGCAGGGTGTTGCCGTTGCGGAGGGCCTGCGCTTGTTGCTTCAGCGCCTCGATCTCCTTCGCCTGCGCCTCCAGGGCGTCGGCTTTAACGCGACTTGCAAACCTCTCTAGGCTGTCGCGTGCGCTGCCGTGGTCGGCATATGCGCCATCGCTGTATTCAGCCATTTCAGCGTCAATTAGGTCTTTCATGTCGCCTCCTTCGGAGGTTGCGGTAGGGGTTGCCAGTGGGTTGGCGCACCCGCTCGGAATTTCCCCGGAATGTAGTCTTTATTGAGCATCAAGCAGAACCACGGGCTATCCGGCTTGTACCCTGACTGAAAAACCGCTTTGTACTTTGCGACCCACACGCCGCGCCCGTTGGAAACGAGAATAGCCGTCCCATCCTTCGGCGCAGTCTCGATGGGTTGCCAGCCAGCGGGGATCGCCGGGGCGGGAGGTGCGGTATAGAGCGCCCGCCAATTCCTGCCGCCAGGGCTGCTCTTCCATACTAAGTATTCATGGTTGGTGTTGGCGTTCTGGTAAATCCACGCCACCGGCTGCGTCTGCTCCAGCTCTGCGATGGCGGCGCGGAGGTCGGTAGCAATCTTGGTAGGGTAGGGAAAATTCCCCTGCTCAAAGTACTCAAGCGCCTGCTTCATTGCGGTGAATGCGGTCATTTCGCAACCCTCCCCAAGGACTTTGCTTCACACTCGAACGCCTCGCCAGTATCAGGGAACCAAAAGCTCCCGCGGTTGAGGCAGGCAATTACAATCCCCTCATAGGATTCCTTCCACGAGGACAGCTCCTCCATCTCCTGTCGTTGGAGGTCCATCCAATCCAACTGCATTGCGAGAAGCCAAAGTGCAGCGATGGCAGTGAGATGTGGCCAGTAGGTTTTCATGCGAGTTCTCCTGAAAGAATAATCAAAAGGCCGATGAGGGCAACCCAGCCTGGCCCGCTACCAAGTGCCCACCAGAGGATCAAAATTGCTCCGAGGATTGGCATGGCTGCTCCTTGTGAAGTCGGTTAAGCTCAGCCTCAATGAGCGGGACGATGAAGCGCTGATATGCGCCCTGCGGCACCCGTCCTTCGAGGAGGGAGAAGAGATGGAGGTCCAGCTTGGCCCGAAGAGTCTCGGGCAAGTGGATGTTGAGGGAGGTCGGCCGATCTGCCTTGCGAGGACGGGGCATTATTCATCCCCCCTGTAGTAATCCCCGACCAGCTCGATCAGAGTGGAGGACAGACGGCTGACTTCCGCGAGGTCCGCGATGATGGCAAGGCGTTCCTCGGGGGCGAGGTTGTCGAAGGACTCAGCGAAGCTGCTCGGGCGTGCTGCGAATTCGCGGAGCTTGGCCGAGGCTTCGTCAAGGACAGTACGAAGTAGTCCGATACGCATGTGATTCTCCTTGGTTAGTTGGTACTGCCTAAGTAGGGCACGTGAGTAGCCTACTGGAGCAGGATCAATCGTCGTAGCAATCGTCGCTTTGGGCTTCGTACTCTGCTTCGTAGATTTCCTGCTGAATCCGCTCGACCGCGGAATCAGTGATCATGGACATCAGATCGAACAACTTGCTATCCCCGACAATGCGGGCAGTGAGGAGTTCAGCCTCGGGCGGCTCTTCGGGATAGCAATCCTCCGGCGGGCCGTAGGTTTTGGCAGGACGACCGGAGGAGTACTTATACTCAATATCCACCTCAACCTCTTCCCCGCAGTCGCCGAGGTTAAGGAAGGTTCTGTGCATTGCGGGCTTGTAGGCCATGTTCAGCTCCTGTTCAGATAAAAGGGTTCGACTGAGTTCCCGGAGGTTCCCAGTCGAAATGAGGGTCCAGAGGCGACTAGTCGCAGACGATTGCATACTTCGGCGTCGTGACAGTGTGCGTATTCTGGCCGATGACGACCTTCCGGCACTTCCGCCCATCGACGGGCTGCAGGTCGTTGTCGGGGGTCACAGTGAAGCTGATCATCAACCGGAAGCCATCCTCGCTGATGTCGCAGCTAAACTGCCGATCACCGTTGTCGGAGTCGTAAGAAGTGATTTCGACCCCAAGGCTGTCGAGCAGCTCGAGCTTGGGGAGGACTTCGATCATGCTTCCCACGCTCTCGCGGATGCTGAGGTGCAGCGCGTTCGACCACTGCAGCCAGCCAAAGCTGATCGCGGCCTTCTCCTGCAAAGGGATGAGGCGCTTGATCAGCTTCGAGAAATGCCGCGCCGTGGCGATGCGCTTTGCTTCGGACTCATGCTCTTCTTTATGCCAACTGGCCAGTTCGTGCTTGAGGCTCATGTTAAAGCTCCAGTTCAAGTTGATGGGAAATGCCGCAGTCGCAGGGTTCGCCCAGGGACTCGACGGGGAAACCCGCGGCTGCTGCGTCGGGGTAACGATTCGTACAATGCTTGCACCACAGGACATCCTTACGAATGGTATGGCTGTAGGTATCAAGGGTGCCGTCGGGCTGTTCGACCGTAACCCAGCGATGAGTGGCAGCCTCGCGGCGATGCTGATCGAAGCGATACCAGCCGAGGAGGCGGACAGCTGAGTGCCCGCACTCGCAATGCTCTTCGACATAGACCGCCGCGATCGCCTGCGGTTCCCATGTGAGTTCAGCCTGGGCAACATACCATGCGGCAGCGAGAGTGGGGTCCTTCGGCTTGGTCCCGCGGGCCAGTTTGCGCTGATTGGCTTCCGCGATCGCAACGTCAAGCAAATCGTCGAGGGAGATTTCCTCTTCCACTGCATCCACAACTGGGCGGAGCTTCGGCTCAGGCACTTCGAGCAGCTCGTCGAGTTCATCAAAGTCGGTCATTATTGCATCCTCCCAACAGCCGGACCCATCTCGTCCGCGACCTCTTCGGCCATGATGTGCTTCAGCTGCTCCGCGGCTTCGGGGTTGAGGATTTCCAGCGCGATCATTTGTGTCTTCGAGCAAAGCTCCATGAGAGCTTGCAGGGCTTGCTTCTCCTCAAGCTGCTCGTGTACGGCTGCGATTCCCAGCTCCGCGCAGCGAACGAGGTGAGCCTTGAGCAGGCCATTAAACTTACGAAAGTCAGACATTTTGGTTCTCCTGTCGATTGAGGCGGACTGCCTCCCCATGCCCTGCACGCAAGGCATGAGGCGGAGGTCTTAGTCGAGTTCCGCGAGAAGGTTACTGGGTGCAGCCTTCACAAGCAGGTGCATGTAGAGCTTGCTGTCGGTCATGCTGATCGAATCCGTAACGGTCCGACCGACGCGAAGCGCGCCGTTGGAGCCGATCCAATAGAAGGAATGCTTATCAGCCGGGAGGGACGCGCCAGTGTAGGGGTGCATCTTCCGGGACATCTTCACATAGCGCCCGGAGGTGGAAGGAAGTTCAGTCTCGCCGATTTGCTTGAGACTAGCGATCAGTTGTTCACGGCGGCTCATTTTAGTTCTCCTGAGAGGTGCAAACGGAGCAGCCTTGGCGGCACGGGGTCGGAACCGCGCGGCAGCCAGGTTGGGGGATGGTCCAAATGTGCTCCAGATGGAACCGGAAGGGCTTGTCTTCCAGAACCGCCGGGACTTCGATCCAGTTACCATTCTCGTCGCGGACGATGTGGCTGAGCTTGCCGGTATAGTCTTGCTGGGTGATGTATTGCATGATGGTCTCCTGTCAGTTGGACTGCGAAACTAATATACTACCCTCGTATTATAGCCCCATAACACCCTCTCGCAACCAAAGAGATGAGGGGTGAAGCCGCATCTCTGCAACCTCACCCCTCGGCCGATTCACTGGACAGGAGAGAACAGCGAACCGGGGAAAGCTATGCGGCCAAGTTAGCCCGCGAGTTCGCCGAGCAGCGCCTCGGTATCGACGTTCGAGCCCTTCGCGGCCTTCTCGGCCTCCAGCCGATCCACGACGGGCTTGATCTTGGCACTCGCGCGCAAGGCGATCTTCTCGGCATGGGTCTTGGTCTTGAGGAAGCCCTTGATGGTTTCCATGTCCTTGCCAGTGACCTCGACCAGCGCCCGCGCGAGGACGGAAGTGCCAGCGATGCCCGCGCCTTCGCGCTTCACGCCCCACTCGCCCGCAGCCAGGCGATCGACCAGCTCCTCGATCGCAATCACGGCGTCATCGATCTCCTTCACCCCGGCGATCTCATCGCCCAGCTTCTGCTCCGCGCCATGGAGCGCAAACTTGGTGATCATATCCTCCCGCATGGCGAAGATGCGCGACTCACCATTGCGGAAGTCCATACGCACACACAGCCGACCGGAGTCATCGGCGTAGCTCGTCTTCAGCAGCCGGGTCTTGCCCGGGAAGTCCACGACGCGGCCATCGGTCATCTTGACAGTTTCATATTGCGTTTCAGCCATGTTGGCGATTCCTTTTCATTAGCAAAGCAGAAGGGAGTTGGACTTGCTGGCCTCCCGAACCAGCTGGCCGCCGAATGCGACCGTGAGGAAATTATGCCGAAGCTGCTCTCGGATGTCAATCACCCCGAGGTAAGCGATCGCGCTTCCTGCATCCTCTTCATCGTGAGAAGGCCGAAGGCCGCATCAGCCTGTTTCCCCGCCATGATCGGGTCGCCGAGGACGCTGAGCATCGCGCCAGCTAGCTCCCGCAGGTTCTCCCCATCCTGTCCAATAGTCCATTTTGCGCCTGTGAGCCATTCAGCTCCCGCACATGAGCCCGTCGCCAGCCAGTCTCGCCCTTGATCTTGCAGCGTGAGCATCTCTGGCCGGACATCCACAGCCGCCGCACGGGCCTCGATAGCCGCTTTCCCGCCCACTGCAGCCACGAGCGCATCGCCAAACGCCCCTGCGGACCTCGTGGTAATGCTCACAAACCAGCCCTCTTGATCCTCCCCCGACCTCACAGCCAGCCCCGCCGCAGTTCGCGCGAGGGTTTTCCACTTCTCCACATCAACTCGATAGCTCTCCAGCCTGGCCTCCGCGGCCTTCTCATTCCCCTTCGCCCCCAGCGCCTCCCGCATCATCTGCCCCCATCGCTGGTCCAGTTGATCTGCCCTCCGCGAAACGGCCGCGAGGAAGCTTTGCATCATCACCCTATTCCTCACCGCTTCCGACCGATCTGGCATCCTCTGCTTAATCGCTACATCCCCCCTCCCTTCCAGCCCCTTCAAAAAAACCTCAAAGGTATATGGATATTTCGTCGGATCCTTAGAATATGGCATGGCCATCATCCCCATTCACAATCACCTTCAACAGCTGCCCTAGCAGCACATTCAGCTGCACAATCTCCGAATAAACCTCCCGAATTGCCTGCAGCCTCGCCTGATATTCCCCTGCTCGAATCAGCCTCTCAATCCGATCCCATTTCTCTTTCTCCATCTCAGTCTCCAAAAATCGCCGGAATTGGCGGGAAGGATGAAGGGTATTGTGGGGTTAGGCAGATGTCAACCCCCCCTCCGCACATAAACCCCGCAATCCACATAAACCCCAATCGCAGCCCAGTCTCAGCCCACTTTACGCGCGTCGCGCACGCGACCATTTTTCCTTCCCTTACCGCCTTAGAAATAAAAAAAAAAAAAAAATAACCCACTTAGAGGGGGAGGGGGCCTGCTCAGGAGGACAAAAATCGTCGCGCACGGGACGCGCGTATAGTGGGGGGAGAGTGGGCAGAGAGTGGGGTGAGAGTGGGGTTTGGGTAGCTGGCGAGGCGCGATTGGCCGGCGAGGCGCGTGGTTGAGCGGGAATCGATTTGGCGGGGGTTTTCCGGGCCGTGGTGAGGCGCGAGAGGTGAGGGCGCTACCTATATAGCGGGTCCGGGGCAATCGTCGCATGGTGAGCCGATTTGGTGCCGTGGCGGGCCTCCCGTCACCCCTCCGTACCCCCACTCTCGCATCCCTCCGCCAATCCCCCGCGCGATTCCCGGCCCCCAAAGCAAAAACCCCGGAGGGGTTAGCTCCGGGGCTTAGTGGGGGCGAGTAGGGCTAGTCGATTAGTTCCGCGAGAGCCGCTTCGAGTGTGTAGAGAGCGGCCATAACGGCGCGGTGTTTCTCGTCATACCATTCTACCATTTCGACGGTGCGTATATCGTGTGGCTGGCCGTCGCAAGTGGCGCTAATGAATGCACCGTTGATAGTGATTGACTGCGCGCCATTAGGCGCATTCCATCCAGTAATTTTGACCATGATTAGTTCAACTCATCCAACATTGCATCGACATCGACGGCGCCCTTCCCGGTCTCGGCACGCAACCGTTCGATGATCGGCGCGATTTTGGCCGTCGCCCGCAATTGGGCCTTCTCCTTGTCCGACCGTTTCTCGAGATAGGCAATAATGTCATCGCGGGTGCGGTTGGGGTAGAGTTCCATGAGCGCCCGCAACAACAAGCCGCCCGTCGCGCCGCCCTCGGCCTCGGCTCTCCATTGGCCAGCCATGAGCCGATCGGCGATAGCCCGCATTCGCGCAATCTTATCCGCATCGGTCGCGGGCCGACCCGTTTCCGGGTTGCGGCTCATCGCGGCGCCGTCGGCGATTTTTTGTTTCAACCCATGGGCCATGAGGGCATGACGTATCTCCGGGGTGAGGCCATTCCAATCCACGACGATAGGGGCGCTGGATGCGAATTCAAACATGCCCGAATCCGTACCATAGGTGTATTCATACAACCCGCGTTTTTGGTTGGCGTTTGCCATGATGCTCTCCTGTCTACCCGGCGATCCCGGCCGGTCGGGTGATGCCACTATAGGCCAGCCGCGTCCTAGTACCTATACCCCCGATGGGTTATACCGCATACCCCCGATGGAGTACTCCCAATGGGTTATGCCATCTACTCCCTCAGAGCTATACCCGCAGGTACGGTTTGTGCTAGGGCGCCATCCATCCAGCCATGTCGCCATCGCCCGACACCATTGTCGCCATCCGACGACACCCTGGCCGATGCCCACGCCGCCGGCCCGCATGGGCATGCCCATGCCCCCCCGGTCTTCCCGACGCCGGAGGGGTCTTTTCGGCGACCTTTAGCGGGAGTACTCATCTTGAGGTGAGGGGTCAGGTTTGGCTATTAGGAGGGTATTACTAGCCAGTAATGCCCACCTATTTGCCACTCCCTCTTACCCCTTGTCCCGCCCGCCCTCCGCGGCCATACTGCGGGCTGATTCGTTCACTGGAGCGCGGCGATGGGGCAGGTAGGGAATGCGATTGAGAAGGTGGGGTACTCGCATGATGCGATGATTGATCTGCTGGTGGCCAACCCGCGGATCACGCAGAATGCGATTGCGAGCTACTTCGGCTACACACCGCCTTGGGTCTCGCGGATCATGTCCTCGGATGCCTTCAAGCGGCGGCTCTCGGAGCGCCGGACGGAGCTGGTCGATCCGGTTATCATCGCCTCGGTGGAAGAGATGTTCGAGGGGCTGGTGCGGCAGGGGGTCGAGGTGGTGCAGACGAGTCTGACTGCCAATCCGGACCCGCAGGTGGCATTGAAGGCCATCGAGATTGGCAGCCGCGGGCTTGGAGTCGGCGGGTTCGGGCAAAAGGCGGCGCAGGTGCAGGTCAATACTCAGTTCGTTGTCGAGGTGCCCGCGAAAGCGCCCGACTCCGGGGGGTGGCTTGAGCAGGTGCGCGGGACTCCTACCCCTGTGACTCCCGAGGTGGCCCCAAATGAGTGAAGAGCGCCGGAAAGATCCTGATCTGGCGACCATCAGCGCCCAGATCGAACGCCTCGCGGTCAAGTTCGAGGAACACCTGAAGCAAGAAGACGACCTGCGGCCGAAAATCGAGGAAATGCTGGAGTTTTTCTCGCAGGGCAAGGGGGTCGCAAAGGCCCTCCGGATGCTAATCTATGTGGCCGCGCCCGTGTTTGCTGCCTTCGCGTGGGTCAAGGACCATTTCAAGTGGTGAGAGGGGGTGATCCTATGGGTTGCAAGTCGAAAAAGCCGCCGCGGCCGAAGAAGTAGCTGTGGGCGCGATTGAAACCGACCTGAAGGTCATCTGGCGGGCTCAGCCGGGCCCCCAGACTCACCTTATCTCATGCCCCGTTTTCGAAGTGTTCTTCGGAGGCGCCCGCGGAGGTGGGAAAACTGAGGCCAGCCTCGGTGACTGGCTCGAACACGCGAACCGCTATGGCCAAGCCGCCACCGGCGTGTTCTTCCGGCGGAAGTTCAAGCAACTTGAGGAGGTAATCGCCCGCTCGAAGCAGCTCTTCTCCGTCCTCGGGGCCAAGTTCCACGAGCAGCGCGCCGAGTGGGTGTTCGCCAATGGTGCGCGGCTGAAATTCCGCTACCTCGAAAGGGACTCTGATGCTGAGGAATACCAAGGTCATAACTATACCCGCGTCTATGTGGAGGAAGTCACGAACTTCCCCTCTCCAAACCCTATCAACAAGCTTCGCGCTACCCTTCGTTCTCCCTCTGGCGTTCCTTGCGGTATGCGCCTTACAGGTAACCCAGGCGGCCCGGGCCATAATTGGGTTAAGCACCGATATATCGACCCCGCCCCGGAAGGGTATCGTGTTATCGCTGAAACGTTTGCCTACCCTGGAGTAGGGGAGGTCAGTCTTGAGCGGGTCTTCATCCCGTCGAAGATTAGCGATAACCAACTCCTGATCCAGAACGATCCAACCTACATCGCGCGGCTGTACCAGTCCGGCTCCGAGCAACTGGTGAAGGCGTGGCTCGAAGGTGATTGGAACATGATCGACGGGGCCTTCTTCACCGAGTTCGACGAGGCCCTGCACGTCCTCGCAGCCAATGAGTGGGCGCACAAGATCCCCCGCGAAGCCCTCCGCTTCCGCGCGCACGATTGGGGCTTTGCCCGGCCCTCCTGCACCGGCTGGTACGCAGTCTCCGACGGCCGGTGGGGACTGCCGAAGGGCGCTCTCGTTAAGTACCGAGAGTGGTACACCTCAGTTGCCCCCAACGAAGGGATGCGGATGGAGGCTGGGTTGGTAGGTCAGGGAATTAAGGAGCGGGAGCAGAACGAGCGAATCAGGTATGGCGTCGCCGACCCTGCAATCTTCATCCGCGACGGCGGCCCCTCGATCGCAGAAATGATGGCTGTGAAGGGCATCCAGTGGCGGCGCGCGGATAACAAGCGCGTCCCCGGTTGGCAGCAAATGCGGCACCGGCTGGTCGGCGAGGATGGCAGGCCCATGCTCTACATCTTCGACACCTGCGTCGATACGATCCGCACCCTCCCTGTCCTTCAACATGACGAACACGACATCGAAGACCTCGATACAGAGGGCGAAGACCACGCAGGCGATGAAACGCGCTATGCCTGCATGTCCCGCCCCTTCGTCCCCCGCGCTATCGAAACCTCAGCATCCCGCTTGCCGAAGACGCCTGGGATGATGACAATTAACGAACTTATCGCCCGCGAACGGCGCAAACGGTTGGAGACTGAGCAATGAGCGACCAGCAATACAAGACGCAGGAAGAGGCTACCAAGGACGCTAAGGCTGAGGTCCAGTACTGGCTGGACGAGCAGAAGCTCGCGGACAAGCGCGAGGAAGACTGGCGAAAGCTAGGTGAAGAAGTGACAGCCATCTACGAGGCGGAGAAGAAGAAGGAGCATCAGTACAACATCCTCTTCAGCAACACCGAGACCCTTGCCCCGGTCCTCTACACCCTTCCCCCGCGGCCGCTCGTCAAGCGCCGTTACCTCGACCGCGACCCGATCGGCAATGCTGGTGCGAAGACCATCCAGCGGATGCTGGAGTACCAGTCCGACACCAACGAGGAAGAGTACGACAACTTCGACGAGCTGATGAAGGGCTCGCTCCTCAGTGCACTCGTCCCCGGCCGCGGGGTTGTCTGGTGGAAGTTCGACGCCGAGATCAGTGAGCAGGCTGAGGCGACCGAGGGCCTTGAGCCGGAGGTTAAGGGCGAAAAGGTTGTTGGCGAGGTGGTCGAGTGGACGAAGTTTCGCCACGGCTTCGCGCGGAGTTGGAACAAGGTTCCCTGGGCCTCTCGCGAGCATATCATGACCTTCGAGGAGCTCAAAGCCTCCTTCGGCGCAGTTGCCAACGAGGTGAAGCTTACCTCCAGCGACGGCGGGGAGGATAAGGGCAAGGCCAATCTGAGCGCCAATGAGGGCAGCCTTAAGACCGCGGTAGTCTATGAGATTTGGAACAAGTTGAAGAAGGAGGTGATCTTTATCTCACCAGGGCTTCCGGAGAAGGCCCTCAAGCGTACGGACGACCCGCATGGGTTGGAAGGCTTTTTCCCCTGCACTCGCCCGCTCCAGTTTCTCCGCCGGATCAAGCGGCTCGAGCCGATGTGCCCGTATGCGACGTATAAGGAGCAGGCCGAGGAGCTGAACCGCGTTACTGTTCGAATCAATAAGATTATTGGTGCGCTTAAGGTTCGGGGCTTCTACGACTCCCAGATCGAGGGGCTGGACCTCGTGCTGGAGCAGGAGGATAACAAGCTCATTCCCGCTGACAATGTCGCTGCATTGCAGCAGGGCCGGAAGCTCGACGATGCCATCTGGCTGATGCCGATCGAGAAGCTCATTACTGTCCTCCAGCAGCTCTACGTCCAGCGGGAGCAGGTGAAGCAGGTGATCTATGAGATCATGGGCATTGCTGACATCATGCGCGGTTCCAGCCAGGCGAGTGAGACAGCAACTGCGCAGAATCTGAAGAGTCAGTGGGGCGGACTGCGCGTTAAGCGGTGGCAGAACGTGATGGCCTGCTACGTTCGGGATAACCTGCGGATCGTCGCTTCGATCAGCTCCAAGCATCTCCCGATCAAGCTCATCGCTCAGATGACTGGCCTCAATTTCGTCTGGCCGGAGGAGAAGCAGCAAGCACAGATGCTGCTCCAGCAAGGGCAGGCTATGATGGCCCAGATGCAGGCCATGCAAGCGGGTGGTATGCAGCCTGACCCGCAGATGATGGCGCAGGTGCAGCAGCTTCAGCCCCAGATGCAGCAGGCTCAACAGACGGCCGCGGCGATTGACTGGGGACAGGTGAAGGCGATCATCAGTGACCAGACCCTCCGGAACTTCCGGGTCGATATTGAGACGAACTCAACGCTTGACCCTGATGCTACCGAAGATAAGCAGTCGATCAACGAGCTGATGATGGCGATCAGCCAGTTCTTCCAGAGCGTTGGCCCGCTCATCCAGGCTGGTGTGCTCCCCTTCGAGATGGCGAAGCAGATGCTGCTCACCATGGTCCGGCGCTTTAAGCTCGGCTCGGAGGTCGAGGATTATCTGGAGAGCATGACTCAGCCGCCTCCGCCGCAGGGTGGTGGGGAAGAGGCGCAGAAGCTACTCGAGGAGCGTCAGCAGTTCGAGCAGGAGAAGCAGAAGGCTGCCGAGGGCCTGCGGAAAGAGCAGCAGAAGCTGGAGGATCTCAAGCGAGAAATCGAGTTTGCCCGGCGAGAGGCGGAACTGCAGGCGAAGTACGACTTCAAGGAGCATGAGCTGGCTCAAAAGTCTGCCCGTGAGGAGCATCTGCGGGCGATTCAGTCCATGGTATCGGAGCATCAAGCGACTGTGAAGGAGCATGTTTCGCAGGCAACCGCGGCGCTGAAAGCTGAGGGGCAGCGGCAACAGCACGCTATCAAGGGCCATCAGCAGGCGATGCAGCAGCAGACTGCCGCGAAAACCGATAACTCTGCGACCTTGCAGCAGCTCGCAGCGGCATTGGATAATGTGGCGAAGATGATGGCCTCTCCCCGGCAGATTGTCCGGGGGCCAGATGGTAAGGCAACGCATTCCGAGCTTATGCTCGCGGCAGGGGAGTAAGATGGCGGAACTACAAGCACTTCCGGGGGAAGTTCAGATGACGCTGCAAATCAAGCGCGCTGACACCGGGCAAACCGAGACTGTCCAACTTGTTGGGCAGGCGTTTATCGAGACTGAGCAGGAGGTTCAAGATGAGTGTAACCCACTCCACAGCGGCGCGTAACGCGGCGACGGATGCAGTAACTGCCCTGATTGGGGCTTCTGGGAAGCTGAAATTCCGGACCGCTGGCACTATTGGCGCTCCGGGGACCGCGGTTGCAACGCTTAGCTTGAGTGCGACGGCTTTTGCGGCCTCTTCGGGGGGCACTGCTACCGCAAACGCAATTACCAGCGATACCAACGCGGCGGGAAATGCTTCAGCAGTTGCGACCGCAAGCCTCGAGACTTCGGGCGGTACACTGGTTATCCATTGTGCTGTGGCCGCAAGTGCGAGTGACATCAACATGAGCAATGGGTTGACCGTCGCCGCCGGTGATACGGTGTCTTGCTCGTCTCTGACCTATACCGCCCTAGGGGCTTGAATATGGCTTTACTTGATGAGATTCGCGCCCTCCCTCCAGAGGTTTTAGCGCAGCAGAGTACGCAGCTTATTGCTGAAGCTTTGCCCCCCGTTGTTATGGTCAAGCCTCGAGAGGTTGGCGACGGTGCAATTTCTATCGCTCTTGGCTTTCCTTCAGGGCCGGTGTTTTTGTATCAGCTTGAGCAAATGGCGCTTACTGCAGTCCCTGCGGATGCGACGCCAGAACTTCTAGCCATCTATGCTATGGTGCGGCAAGCGTGGCGTTCGATTACTAAAGGCGCTCTGGATGTTGGCGACGTCAGTGTTCGTGCGGCGCTTGACGCGTTTTCAAACGGTGTACTGCCTGGTTTCACGAAAGATATGGCCGCTGCTATAAAGGCTTTGGCTGAAGTCGCAACGCCAGTGACAGAACTGGAAGTGCGTCGAGTTTGTTGGTCTGACGCTGGGGAGTGGCTGGTATGACAACCGTAACGGCAACCAAAACTGCGCGAACTCTGGTAGCCGCGGCTACCAGCAATGCCGCAGGTGCGACGACGCGGGGGCGACTCGATCTGACCACTGCCTTGGGCTGCCTGCTGACCGTCAAGATGACCAACGGAGGCACTGGGCCCACCATTGCCTGTACCTGCAACATCCTGGTCGCCCACAACGCCACGCAGCCGGCAGCCGGAAGCAAGGGCACGGACTGGAAGACCATCCAGAGTGTCGGCAACGGAGTTACAGCCAGCGCCGAAAACGAGTGGTCGTTCGTCATTGATCAGTCGGTGATGCAGCTTGAGGTCGAGTTTACCGGCAACACCGGCCAAGCTGTCACCGTCGAAGCGTATGCCTCCGAACTGACCAGTCTGTCCCAGGTGTAACGCCATGCTGTCGCGGCGCATCCCTTGGACGAGCCAACCGCCGCTCGGTACGCCAATCGACTGGCGGCATCCACTGCTCAAGATGTTCCCGTGCACGGTTGGTCGCCAGATCGGAACTGATTGGGTGTTCGAGGCATCGGCAGGGTACGGATTCACGAAAGCAAGCGTTGCCTCGACCCAGGCCATAGGAATAGGCGGCGTATCGACCCCGCTCACAGATGCTGGAAGTCTTGCCGTCACCCGCTCGACATCAAGCGCAGGCGACAAGACGATGATCGCGGTCGTTTCATATGCGGCTGGCCCACTGTTTTCCAACGAAACGAGCCGGATTGTCGAGGGCTACAACACGTCATCGGGTGGTATCTACTGCTGCGGAATCGCCTTCACTGACCCCGGCGGGGCGCTACTGCGGCCTCATGCATTCACGCTTGATTCAAGTTGGAGTCCGACCCGCGTCTTCTCCACAATCAACGTGCCGAAGGCCGGGGTGCATGTGGTGGCCATGACCTACACGGGAGCAACCAAATCAGTGGAGATTTTCGTTGATGGGGAGTCTGGCGGGTCGGCCATAGCGACAAACCCGCGCACGGCTGACGACAAGATTTACCACCGCTCCTGTGCCCCGGCCTACAAACACGCCGAGGTCCATCTTGACGGCATTGTGCCGGCGTCCGTGCTGAAGACGCTTTCAGCCAACCCCTGGACGATCTTCCAGCCATGACCATTCGCCGCCTGATCATCCCGGCACCAGCAGGTGGGGGACCTGTCACACACACAACTACGGGCGTTTTATCCGGTCAAGGCACGTCCATTACTGGAACTGCGGCATATATCGCAATTCACAGTACGAGTGGGGTATTGCAGGGGGCTTCTGGAGGTGGACTTGCTGGATCAGCCGCACGGTTCCGTGCGATGGCTTCTACTGGAGCACTTGCAGGTAGCGGGGCTTCAATCAGCGGAACTGCTGCACGCTCCGCAGTCGGGGTTCATGATGCTGGCGGGGCCTTGCAGGCAACTGGGGCTAGTATCGCGGGAACGGCTGCGCATATCGCCATTCATGGAACCAGTGGAAGTTTGCAAGGCCCCGGGGCTATTATTGCAGGATTGGCGGCTGGCCCTATCGTAGTTACGAATACTTATGGCGGCGGTGGAGGTACCGGCGGAAATAAAGGATGGGATAAAGCTGAATGGGCCAGGAAGAAGGAATTTGATGAGAGTATAGCAGGCTCTCTGAAGGAAGCTCTTACCCCCGCGGAGCGGCTAGAGGTTGCGCAGGAGATTGCTCCGGAAGCTTCGCCAGAGAAGCTGCAAAAGATTGCCGAAACACTGACGCCGAAAGTATCAAAAGCTGTTGATTTAGCCCCGCCGAAGAGCTCGGCGGCTGTCGAACCTGATGAAGATGAGGAACGCTCTGTCGAGCTTCTACTGGAGGAGGATTATGCCGGTCTACACTTACTCTTGCCCATCCTGCAAAAAGCGCTTCGAAGTCTTTAAGCGTATTGCTAACCTCGAACGCAGGGAGGATTCTCCCTGTTGTCACTTGGAGGCCCAGCGAGTTGTTACTGCAACTCTTGCCGTTCGGGGGATGTTTGAGCCTTACATTAGTGAGGCTTCGGGGAAGGTTATCTCAAGCCCTTCCCAGCGCAGGGACGATCTTGCTCGGACTGGTTGCATCGAATACGATCCGGAAATGCGTAAAGACGTTCAGCGTGTGAACGAGGAGGCCGAGCGAAAGTTGGATCAAACGCTCGATGCCGCGCTGGGCGAAACCCTTCAACACTTAGGAGCTTGAAATGGAAGACGAAAACAACGATTTCGACCTGACTGGTGCCGTTGACAGCATCAGTTCCGATTTGGGACTGGCAGGGGAAGCTCCTGCTGGCGACGACTCCACTGACCTGGGCGCTCCTCCTCCCGAGACTTCTGCCCCGGCCAACGTTGCCAGCACTCCTGCTGGTCCCGCCCCTACGCCCGAACTCCCCCCGGCTCCAAGGAGCTGGCGAAAGGAGGCGGCAGAAACCTGGGCGGCACTTCCCGAGCAAGCCAGGAATGAGGTGCTGAAGCGCGAGGAAGACATTCTGCGCGGCATCGAAGGTTACAAGGCAACCAGCGCCTTCGGTGAGCGGATGCAGGCTGCGATTCAGCCCTTCCAGCAGTATTTCCAGCAGGTCGGTGTTCCGCCGGAGCAGATGTTTAACAGCCTGATGTCGGCGCATATGTTCCTGTCGAATGGGGCGCCTGAGCAGAAGATGGCTGTGTTCCAGAAACTCGCGGCGGACTATGGGATTGATCTGGGGCAGGCGCAAGCGGCTCCCGCTGGTGCCCCTGATCCGCAGGTGCAAGAGCTTCGTCGGGCTGTGCAACAGCTGGGCGGGCAGCTGCATGGTATGACGCAGGCGCAGCATCGCGCTGTGTTTGAGACGAATCTAAAGCAGGTGACCGAGTTCTCACAGCACCCGGACCACCCGCACTTTGAAGAGGTTGCAGACATCATCGCAACCATGATGGAAAAAGGGATTGCCAAGAACCTGCAGGAAGCCTACGACAAGGCCGTCTGGCAGCATGAAGGCACCCGCGCGAAAGTCATCGAAAAGATGATGAAGGACGCTGAAACCAAGCGTCAGCAGGAAGCGAAAGATCGCACGGCGGCTGCTCGGCGGGCCACCTCTGCGAATATTGCGGCAAGAGACCGGGCTGGTAAGCCAACAGCTCAACTCGGTACTATTGACGATACGCTGGCTGAAACGCTGTCCGACATTAAGTCTCGGGCGGCCTAAACCAATTTATCAAGGAGTATTCTCATGGCTTCTCCCAATAGCACCTTTACCGAACTGGTCTCGACGACCTTCCGGAAGCATTCCAAGGACATCAAGGACAACGTGTCCCGCAACAACGCGCTGTACAAGCGCATGATGGACAAGGGCGGCACCCGGAAAGAGGACGGTGGTCTGACCATCACCCAGCCGCTCGAATACAGCTCCAACAACACCTATCAGCGCTACTCGGGCTTCGATACGCTGAACATCAGCGCGAGCGACGTCATCACTGCGGCCGAGTTCCAGTGGCGCCAGATCGCCCTCAACGTCATCGCCAGCGGCCTCGAACTGCGCGTGAACAGCGGCGATGCGCGCATCATCAATCTGGCCAAGGCCCGGCTGAAGAACGCCATCCGCACGTTCAAGAACAACTTCTCGGTCGACATGTACAGCGACGGTTCTCTGCCCAACCAGATCGGCGGCCTGCAGTCTATCGTCTCTGATGCCGGTACTGGTACTGTCGGCGGCATTGACAGCTCCAGCTGGACGTTTTGGCAGTCCAAAGTGCAATCGGCAGCGGCTCCGCGGCAAGGTGGCGGCGCCATCACCCCGAGCGGCAACGCAGGCATTATGGAAAGCCTCATGCTGCCGCTGTGGCTCGACCTCGTTCGGGGTGATGACAAGCCGGACTTGATCATCAGCTCCAACGACTACTTCTCGTTCTTCGAGCAGTCGCAGACCTCCATCAAGCGCTATACCACCAGCGAGGATGTCTCGGCCGGTTTCTTGAGCTTGAAGTACAAGAACGCTGATGTCATTTTCGACGGCGGCTCCGGTATTCCGGCTTCGCGCATGTACTTCCTGAACACCGACTATATCGACATCGTGGTGCACCCGGATGCCGACCTGAAGGTGATGGAAGAAATGAAGCCCTACAACCAAGACGCCGCGGTCATCCCGGTGCTCTGGATGGGCAACATGGTCTGCTCGAACCGGAGCCTGCAGGGCGTGCTGAAGCCCTAATCGGGCGGGCATTACCGGCGAGTAACACCCTCATAAATTCGCAAGGAGAAACACTATGTTTGCAGCCAGCAATCCCCGGATCGGCTATCCCCAGCCGTCCCCTGTCTACACCCTCGACACGACCGAGCGCTTCCCGCAAGGCGAAATCCTCGCCGCCGTCGACCCCTTTTGGGGCGGCGCCGAGTTCCGCTATGTGAAGTTCGGCGGCACCGTGCCTGAGCGTGGTCTGTGCAGCATCCTCTGCACTTACAACTCGACGCTGAAGCGCTGGGAATACGTCGCTACGGCAGTCGCCAACACGGCCAACCTCGGTCGTGACCTGGCGGTCGCCATGCGTGGTGCCACGAGCGGCCAGTTTGGCTGGGTGATGATCGCCGGCCTGACCCCGATCAACGGCACGGCCAGCGTTGCTGCCGACTCTGCCCTGGGCATCACCGCCGCGGGTCAAGTTGGTGCCAACAGCGCCGGCAAGCAGGTGCTGAACGCCCGTGTGGCAGCTGCCGCGACGACCACGGTCGCCTTGGCGAACAGCATCGGCGTCAGCGGCTCCTACGAGATCCGCGTCCAGACGACTGACGGCCTCTTCATCGGTGCCTATCTGTCCGGTACCGGCGTTGGCGCCAGCGCGAAGATCGCGGCCATCGACCCCAGCAACAACACGATCACGGCTGACGTCGTCAACAGCGCTGCCATCAACGGCACCGTTACGGCGACTTACAACAACGCCACGATCTATTACAACGTCGTGCAGATCAATCGGCCCTTCGCCCAAGGCGCCATCACCTAACCTTTGTTGCACCAAGCTGCCCCAGGGGGAAACTCCTGGGGTTTTTTACCGCCTATAGGAGCTGAATCATGATCGAAATCGCACAAAACCGTCCGCCTTACGTGGAGTTCAAGCGGGTACCGGAGGAGGATCGGGAAGCCTCCATCAAGGCTGGGCATATCGTCTTCAAGGACGTGCCCTATATCGAGCTGACCCCTGCGGGCTCGAAGGATAAGCTAATCAAGCGTGCGGATGACTGGCTGGCGCAGATCCGCGCACAGGCCGCCGAAGGCCGCATGCCGAAGGAGTGGGTGCGAGATTATGTTGGCGCCTTCGAAGAGTGGGAGAAGGGGAATGAAATCCCTGTGAATGGTACGTCCATCCGCAACTGGCCCGTCGCCAGCCCCGCGGAAATCGAGAACTGCATCCGTCTCAACCTCCGCGCAGTTGAAGACTTGGCCGTGGCGAACGAGGAGGCTATCATGCGACTTGGCATGGGTGGCCGCGCCTTGAAGCAACGCGCAATCGACTGGCTCCAGTCGGCCTCCAGTGCCGGGAAGGTCACTCAGGAGATGACATCTCTGCGGGCCGAAAACGATGCCCTGAAAACGCGCAATAGCGCACTTGAGCAGCGGTTGGCCAAGTTGGAGGCTGCCGCTGGGAAGTAAGGAGAACCAATGGCAACCCTGCTGGAACTGGTTAACAAGGTCAACAGTCGGCAGGGTCTGCCGCAGGTCACTCAGGTCCTGAGCTCTCAGGATTCCCAAGTCCTGCAGCTCGCCGCGCTGTTGAATGAAGAGCTGGAGGAGATAACCGACATCTATGCTTGGAGCGATCTGAAGCAGGAAGCAGTTTTCACCTCCGTAGCGACGGAGAGCCAGGGGGCGATCACCACGATTGCCCCTAACGGCTTCCTGTGGATCATCAAGGATACCATCTACAACCGGACTCGGCGGCTGCCGATTTTCGGTCCGATGACCGCGCGGAACTGGCAATTCCTCAAGGCCCTTCCGACGACTGGCCCCTTTGATAAGTACTACATTCGCGGGGGGCAGTTGCTGGTAAATCCCACAATGACCGCGGGGCACGTCTGTGCGTTCGAGTACGCCTCGAGCCAAGCAGTTCTTGCCGTTGACGGAATTACCAAGAAGTCGGCGTTTACCGCTGATGACGACTCCTGCTTGCTTCCCGAGAAGGTCATTCTCGCAGGCCTTCGTTGGCGGTGGAAGCGGGAGAAGGGGCTGGACTACGAGGAGGACTACGTCCGGTGGCAGGCCTTTGCCGCTAACGCCGCAAGCCGAGACGCGACCAAGCCCACGTTGGACATGGGCGGCGGAATGGCCGCATGGCAGCCTGGCATCTTCGTTCCCGCGGGCAACTGGAACGTGCCATGAGGATCATTGATCGAAAGCGAATCACGCGGGCGCAGGAGGCTCAGGCTGTAGCTGTCCCCGCGCCTATCGGGGGCTGGAATGCTCGTGACCCCCTCGCGCAGATGAAGCCTACCGATGCGGTGGTGCTGGAGAATTGGTTTCCGCGGGCAGCAGATGTCGTCACTCGGCGAGGGGCAGCTGCGCATGTTACTGGCTTCTCGGCCCCTGTTAAGTCGCTGATTCAGTACAGCAAGGCTGATGGGACGACGAAGTTGTTTGCCTGCACCGACGCGGGAGTCTATGACGCGACGACTGCGGGAGCAGTAGGCGCCTCCGTAGCTTCGCTGACGAACGGCTACGTGCAGTCCGTCAATGTGAGCATCGGGGGGACCTCCTACCTGATGCTGGTCAATGGAACGGACAAGCCGCAGCTCTACAACGGGGCGACTTGGACTGCTATTGATGGCGTTTCGGTTCCTGCGATCACCGGTATAACTACTACAGACATCATCGACGTTGAGCTGTTCAAGCGGCGAACCTTCTTCCTCAAGAAGAACTCGATGTCGTTTTACTACCTGCCGGTGGTTAGTATCGGCGGGGCAGCTACTGAGTTTCCCATGGACAGCCTCTTCCGCCTTGGGGGCTATCTCGTCGCGATGGGAACTTGGACGATTGATGCAGGCTTCGGGATGGACGACCATTTCGTCCTGATCACCTCGGAGGGCGAGGTTGCAGTCTATGATGGAACGGACCCCTCGGACCCGGCTAAGTGGTCGCTCGTCGGTATCTTCTACCTTGGAAAGCCTCTCGGCAAGCGCTGCCTGACGAAGTTTGCGGGGGACCTTATTTCCCTCACACAGGTTGGCGCGTTCCCCTTGTCGAAGGGATTGCTGAGCAGCTCTGTGAATGCAAAGCAGGCGATTACCACGCGGATTGACTCGGCGTTTGCAGCGGCGACTTCAGCCTATGGCTCAAATGTTGGCTGGGAGTGCCTCGCTATCCCTCGCGAGTCGATGCTGCTATTCAACGTCCCGCTCGACTCCAACGGCTCTGCGGTTCAGTTCGTCATGAACACGGTCACTGGGGCGTGGTGTAAGTTTACCAACTGGAATGCTCGATGCTTCGCCCTAAGGGATGATGAGCTGTACTTCGGGACTTATGTTGATGGAGTCTATATGGTCGCCAAGGGTCTTACCGGCTCCTCAGACTTCGGTGCGCATATCGTGCCTTACGCGAAGCAGGCCTACAACTACTTCGGTAATCGAGGGGTTGTGAAGCAGGTTACTTTGCTCCGCCCGGTATTTCAAGCGAACTATCCCGTTACCATGGGCCTGCGGATGGATATGGACTTTGACTCGCCCTATTTCCGGAGCGGGCTGAGCATCGTTGCAGCGGCCGGGAGTACCGATCTGTGGGATACGGCCAAGTGGGATTCTGGTGTTTGGGGCGGTTCGAATGAGGTCAACCGCTCGTGGCGTTCAGTAACGGCGCAGCCAGGGTATTGTGCTTCCCTCGTTGTTCTGTGCTTCACCTCGTCCGCGCAGATCGCGTGGAGTTCGACCGATTTTAAGTTTCTGATTGGAAAGGGGCTTTAAGATGCCTGCGACTCAACCTTCGATTGAAGAGCTGCTGGTCCAGTATTTCGGCTGGGATTCCCTTCCTACTGTGGATGGAAGCGGATGGAATGGTGCTTATGAAACCTACATCACTCCAGATCAGGCCCAAGCATTGTTTAACTACGGGCGGTCTAATGGTGCAAGAGTAGGAAGCTCCATCATCAGTTACGGCGGCGAGGGCTGGGACTGGTCTAGCGGGAATCCGCAATATGCGGATAGTTTGCTTGGGCAAAATGGGCAGTTATTTAAGCTCACGGGGGGGCAAGGGTTTAGTCTTAATCCTGTAGAAGCACCCTATGCTTCTATGGATTCATCTGGGAATTTCATTAACAACAGCGGGTCTCCTTGGGGATACAAGCTTACTTACGCCAAAGGCGCAGATGGATGGAACACTGCGCAAGGTCAGATGGCTTCCCATCAGGATTTTATGGACCGGATTGCCCCTTATCTGCCACTACTGTTAGCTGGCGGTGCGATGGCTGTTGGCGGGACAGGAGCTGGTGCTGCGGGATCAGCAGCAGGTTATGGCCCTGGTGCCACTGTCTATGCCCCCGGCGTTGCTCCTGCAGTTGATGGTATGGCAGCGTTCAATGCAGGTAACACCCTCGGCGCGGGAGGAGCTGCGGCTGGTCTTGGCCAGGGGGCACTAACTGCTGAGCAGCAAATCGCTCTGCAGCAAGCTGCTCAAAATCCTTCCTTCATGCAGCAGCTCGTCCAAAGCCCCATCGGTACGGCAGCCAAAGCGCTCGGCTTGACGAACTCCGATGGAAGTCTTAACATCGGCTCAATGATCAAGGCCGGTCTGCTGACAGCAGGCGCCCTCGGCGCAGGTGGTGCAATCAGCAATCTTACAGGAGGTACCGGCGTGGGTGGTGTCAGCAACGACTTCGTAGGTGCGGCGAAAGAGACCGCGGCGGGGAACTGGCAGAATCTGCTCGGCTCCTCGAAGCTCAATCATCCGAATCTGAATGGTCCGCAGGGTTCGGTTACCTGGGAATACGACCCGGTGACAGGGCAGTGGACCTCAAAGACTGCCCTGAGCGCGGGGGAGCAGAACCTCTACGATCAGTCGGTGCAGAGCGGCCTGCTGCGGGGAGACTTGGTTAATCAGGCTCTCTACAACAACGCTAACACCCTGACCAAGGGGATCGACCTCAGCGCTCTTCCTTCCGCGCCGATCAATCCCGGTACAACTGCCTACGATGCGATCATGTCCCGGCTGGAGCCGCAGCTTACCCGCGAGCAGCAATCGCTGGACACCGCTCTCGCCAACAGCGGTTTCGACCCCGGCTCGGCTGGCTATGCGGCGAAGCAGCAGCTCTTCGGACAGAATCGGAATGACTTGCGGCTGAATGCGGCGAAGGAAGCGATTGGCCTCGATACGACCGCGCGGCAGAATGCGCTGAACGAGCAGGTCACGATGCAGCAGACGCCGCTGAAGAATATCGCCACGCTGATGTCGCTGCCTTCGACTTCCTACACGCAGCCGAACTTTGGCACCACATGGACGCCTGCCTCGACCACCCCCGGTGCGGACATCTTGGGCGCGACGCAGATGGCAGGAGCGCAGCAGACTGCGAACAACAGCCTGGCTACGGCGACGAAGAATGCAAATCTGAACGGCCTCGTAGGGATCGGTAGCTCACTGCTCTCCAGCGATGGCTTCTGGAATTGGCTGAAGTAAGGAGCTCCCATGGCTGACAGTGTGATGGACCCGACCTACGACCTCGCGCATCAAGACGCGGCGCTTCTCCGCCGCCGGAAGATGGCCGAGGCGATGATGGCTCAAGCGATGGAGCCGATTCAACAGCAGACCGCTGGGGGGCAAGTGGTGCCCATCTCTGGCTTGCAGGGGATCGCGAAAATCGCACAGGCTATGCTGGGGCGGAACGAGCTGGACAACATCGACGCAGCGACGAAGAAATCGGACGCGGAGTACAATGCGCGGCTGCAGCAGGCGACCTCGGCTTATGCCCAGATGCGCGACTCGAACCCAATGGAGGCCTTTAAGGCAGCTATGGGAAGTGGGCTGAAGCCGCTGCAGCAGATGGCGATGCAGGACCTGAAGGGCTCTCGTATGGCTGCGAAGGACCAGACAGCGCTGTATGAGAAGTACACGCCTGAGTCAATCGCGGCGCGGAGGAAGGACCCGACGGCGGCGCTTGTGCCACTGCCGAAGATTATGTCGGTGAATGATCAGGTGGTGCCGGTGGATCAGGTGACTGGCGGGGTGCAAGGGAAGCCGGCGGATCTGCGGACGACGTATGGGCCGGTAAGTCCTGATCCTGCGACGGGAATCCCAATGCAAGTGGCGAACCAGACCGGTGAGGCGAAGAGCTTCACTGGTGGTAATGTAACGCCTGATCGGGCAGGGCAGAACGCACTAGAAACCAATGCAGCGGGGCTGGCTGTCTCGAATATTAAGGAAACTCATGCTGGTATGCTCGGGGCGATTGATACGTTCCAGCGATTAACCAACATGAAGACCGCCTTGGACGAAGGGGCGAAGCTTGGTCCGATGACTGACGCGCGGGTCTATTTGGCGAAGCTTGGCGAGACTCTCGGCTTGAATGTCAAGCCCGATGCTCCGACGGAGACCTTGCTCATGCAGCTTGGCGAGGGCGTTCTGCAGGATGCGCGGAAGCTTGCACCTGTCACCGAGAATGATATTAAGATGCTGGAAAAGATCAAGGGCGGCTCGATTTCTGGCATGGACGCTGTGAAGGCCTCGATGGACCTACTCGAACGGCAAGCGGTGAAGGCCTATCAGATCCACTCGCAGGCGCTGGAGGGGCTCCAGGGTGATGGTCCCGGGGTACGTTCGCTGAAAGCGACTATGGCCGCGCCAGGCTTTACTACGGTCGCTCCGAAAATTGGCAGCGAGGCGACAACTGCCCCGAAGATTACTTGGAAATAAGCCATGGCCGACGTTTTTGTTACCTTTTCCGACGGCACGACCAAGACTGCGGACGTTCCTGATGGCGTAACTGCGGAGCAGTTCCTCGCGGAAGCGCAGCGAGCCTTTCCGGATAAGCAGATTCAAGAGATCCGACATTCGGAGGTGGGAAAACCTGCTAACAATCTCGATGAGCGGATCGCTGCGCGGACTTCTGACATTGCAGAAGGGGCAAAGGCGCTCGGCGTTGGGGCGGTGAAGGGCGTGGCGGGGCTGAGCGATCTGGCGCAGAAGGGGCTGTCTGCGAGCTTTCCTCCGTTGCAAGCTCTGAAGGCCGCGGGAGTTGAGATCCCTGGCGGCGACTTGGCGGATCAAGTTGAGGCAGTAATGCCGAAGCCGAAGACCTCTGGTGCTGCCTATATGCACAGCATTGGGGAGATGCTCCCTGGGACTGTCATGATGACTCCCGGGCTTGGCCTGTGGCAGAAGCTTATGCTGACGGCTGGACAAGGTGGCGGAGCTGAGGCCGCGGGTCGGATGTCAACTGGCGGGGCGATTGAAGGGCAAAACCCCCTCGCTCGAATCGCTGGAGCAATGCTTGGGGGGATTCCTGCAGGAGTGTCGGCGGGGATGTATCCAAACTCGGAGCGACTGGTCTACGACGCGACTCGTGGACTGGCTCCGGAGGACTTCACGGAAGCCCGTCGGCTGGCTGGGATCTTGACTGAGCAGAAGATGCCCTTCACCACCGCGCAGCTCTTTGGCCCGTTCTCCTCGTTGCCGAGCCTGCAGTCGCGGATTTCGGAGAACCCTGCTGTTGGTCCGATGATTATGAATCGGCTAAAGACTGCCCCCGCGGTTGCGAAGTCGACGATGGACGAGTTCGCCTTCGGTGTTGGGAATCCTGGCAGCTCTCGGTGGGATGCGCGGAATAACCTGCAGGAGGCTGCAGGGAAGGCGTTGGATCAGGTGCGGCAGAAAGCTCGCGGGGAGTATGAGCAGGCGATGCCCTTGCCTTTTAATTACTCGCAAGATCAGGTTCGAGACCTCTACGATGCCGTGCTGAACTCCGCGAAGGAGTTTCCTGAGAACTCGCAGGCGGCGAAGGCAATCCGCGCGTTTGCGGAGCAACTGGTCGAGGGGCGTCAGAAGGTACAGCGCCCGGTGTGGACAAAGGATGCGAACGGGATTCGGAAGCTGACGATGGAGACTGTCGACGGTGACCCGATCTTCTCGACTGATAGCAACCAGCTGAACAACGTCTATAAGAACCTTGTTGTGGATACCGGGAATCTGCCGGAGAACTTCAAGGGCTTGCCGTTGAAGGAGATTCGGGCGCTTTGGAAGGAGCATACGCCGGAGTTCCAGCCTGCACGGGACGCCTACCGGAAGGTAATGGACGACGAGTACAACCCGATGTCGAAGAGCCTCACAGGTGATATTGCGCGAGCTGGTGGTGGGTCGCAGGTGGATCGGAATACTGCCAAGGATACGATGTTCCGGCAGGTGTTTCCGCCCGCGGGTCGTCAGCCAGAGCAGATCCAGGGTCTTGCCGCGGACACCCGCAGGACAAACCCGGAGGCCTTCCCGAACTTCGTTGCTGAGCATATCACGCAACAGGTCTCCACTGCAATGGAGCATGGTGCGCGCGGGGCGCAGGCAGAAGTGCAGGCACCGGGCGAGCTGAAGAAGCTCCTCATTGGACATGGGGAAAATGACAAGGCACTGAACTTTAACACCGCGTTGTCTGAGGTGGCGAAGGGGCAAGGGAAGAATCCGCGGGATGTGTTGAAGGGATTCAATAATCTCATGGACGCCCTTGCGACTTACTCCAATGCGCGAGTGTCGAATGAGCTGGCCGCGGTCGAAGTTGCACGGAATGCTGAGAGCAATGTGGTCAGTAAGATGTTTGGGCCGATGACTCGGACTGCACGGGCGATTGATGATATGTTCCGGGCAAAGGAGTATCGGAAGGTTGCTGAATTGCTGCTCTCGGATGAAGGGGTTGCTAAGCTTGAGCGGCTCTCTCACTTCGCCCCCGGCTCTCCAGTGACTAAGGCTGTAATTGCCGATCTGTTTAACTCAGCGCTGCAAGCTGAGACTGAGAATCCCGCGTCTATTAAGCGCAAGTAACCCGAGGACAAAATTATGCCCTTTAATGGAAATGGAACCTTCGTCACGATCGGCGATCCGGCAGTCCCGGATGAGGTTATTCGCGCGGATCAGTTCAACAACGCTATCGACGACATCGCGACAGGACTGACCGATGCGATGACCCGCGATGGGCAAAGCCCCCCGACGGCGAATATCCCCATGGGAGGGATGCGGCTGACGGGGTTAGCGAATGCAACAGCTGCGCAGGATGCGATTACGCTGTCGCAGGCGCAAGCGCTGTTCTCCACGGCGGTTACTGATGTTCAGCCGGGCTTCAACTGGCTAGATAATCATTCGGCGTTTGTGAATCAGCGCAATGTAAGTTCCACCTCTCTAGGCACCACTTATGGCTTCGTTGGCCCGGACCGTTGGGCTTATTGGTGCGCAACAACTTCAAGTATTTACGGCGGTACTGGGTATGGTCCTGTGGCTGACGCTGCGATCGCTCCTCGTACTATTACGCTAACTCGAACTATCAGTTCGGCCTCTACTACCAGAGCCTATGTAGGGCAGATTCTCCCAGAGTTGAAGGCAAGAATGCTTTCCAGCAGAACGGTTACCTTTTCGTTCTACGCTTCAAAGCTTGCGAACGCTACAGGAACTGGTATTCGTGTGCATATGTTTTCCGGGACAGCTGCAGTGGGTAACGACTCTTCGTCTGGGTTGGCAAGCCTTGCTGCGGGAACTTGGGCAGGCCTTGCAGAAAGTTATCAAGACTTTCCTTTCGTCGGCGTTAGCTATACGCGCTATACCGCAACTTTTAACGTGCCGATTGGAACGACACAGCTTGCTTTTGCAGTTTCCTACGTCGGTGCTGGGACAGCCCCCGCCAGTGATGGCTTTGTCATGTCCGCGCCGAAGTTGGAAATTGGCTCTGCCGCGACAGCGTATGTGCCGGAGACCTTTGAAAGTGCCTTGATGGTCTGTGAGCGGTACTACGAGAAAAGCTTTTCTCGAGAAACTATACCAGCACAGAACGTCGGCACGGCTACTGGTGAAACTCGATTTAATCAAGTCGTCGGCGCCAGCACGGCCCAGGGGGCCTTCAGTATCTCCTACAGGACGCGGAAGCGAATGGGGGCTACCCCGACGATCACGCTTTACAACCCGGCCGCGGCCAATGCTCAGATCAGGAACATCACTGGCGCAACGGACTGGTCTGCCTCGACGGCCAGCAGTCCGTCAGAGACCGGGTTCTTCCTCAGCGGTACATCGCCCGCTGGCTCAGCCGCTGGGAATGGCGCCGCAATTCACTGGTCCGCTGACTACGAACTCTACTAGGAGGCAGTATGATTACAAAGATTGAGCGTGTTGATGCTGCGGGCATGGTTCGGGTGTTTCGGACTGTGGAGCTTGTACAGCCGGACCAAAGCGTTCTCACGCAGACTCATGAGGGTATTTGTTCCGAAGGGCATCCGCGGGTGCAGGCCTGGCTTGCCGCCGGCGGACTGATCGACCCTGCGCCAAATACCCCTTACCAAGCCACAGTGCGTTCGTGGCAACTGCGGAAGGCACTGCGTCAGCTCGGACACCGGGACGCAGTGGTGACTGCTCTCACTACTGCTCCAGAAGAAATTCAGGATGCGTGGCAATCTGAGCCTACCTTCGACCGCAGGCAATGCCCCTTCACAAAGTGGCTGCGGGATACGGTTGGACTGACTTCGAATCAGCTCAATACCCTCTTTCAAACTGCTGAGCTGCTCTAATGCCTCGCCCACTTGAAACGCTAGAGTCCAAGATCGATCAAATCTTGGCGCTGCTAACCGGAGGAACTGGAGCAATCAACTCAGTTCAGACGGGGTATGTAAATGCTGCAGGGACTGCAGGTGCTGGCGAAGATACTCGCTTTATTGACACGACTATTACTGCGGTGAATACTGCAAAGTCAATAGTTATTGTACAGCCCGCGGGAAGTACAGGTGCAGGCTCCCCTTACGGCTTTACTGGAAGATTGACAAGCACTACTAACGTGCGGGTATCATCAGTTATTGCAGCTTCTGTCCAAGCCCGCTGGTACGTGGTTGAATTTAAATAAAGGAGAACTTCATGGACTACAATACACATCCTGTTTGGGGCGCTGACTATCGTCGGGCTGTTGCAAATGGAGATACTGCCTATGCGCAGAAGCTCCAGCGCGCGATGGACGCTTCCCCGCAAGCTGCGGACACTGCCGGGCAAATTATGGCGAATACGCTGGCTATGGGCCGCGGTGGAAATACCTGGGCGAATGGTGCCGATGGGCATCAGGTGAATACCCAGGGGCAAATTCGCGTGGCGCAGGCGGCGGCGAGTAACCTCCTCCCTGGCACTGGCGGGAACCTCTATCGGATGAACCCGGCAGCGTCGGGAGCCCCTGCTCCGAGTCAAATCATTGGCCAGGCTGCTCCTACTGTGACGCAAAATCAGTTTGCCGCGACCTCTGGCATTCCTGCGAACTACAACCCAGCTACCGGAGGCCCGCGCTCAAATAGCCCCACTGGCGAGGTTGCGGCCCCGCATGGCGTGACTCCGATCCCCAAAGTCTCGGTGGAAACCAGTGGTGGGGCGCAGCCAGTAGTTCCAGTAATTACTAATCCATTGACCCCTCCAGGAAATTCCTCTATTGCGCATATTTCGCCGTCAAGATTGAACGGGGTGCCGCAAGCAAACCCTTTTACGACGCAAGCTGCGAGGATAGCGCAGGCACAGGCAAACGCTAATGCCCCGCGGCTTTATACGGGGAATTTCCAGCGGCCGACGGGCCTCGCTTCGCAGCCGAACCTCTACTCCGGACTGAAGTTCAAATAATGTTTCTCAAGGTTGTCAGATTGGGCACAGTGCCCAACTTCGGGCGGTTGGTGATCGACGATCTGCTGACCTGTGATACACTGGAAGACGAGGATCGCTTCCTCGAGGCAGGGGGGATTAAGGTGCCAGGGCAAACCGCGATCCCGCGGGGAACTTATCGGGTGGATGTGACTTGGTCCCCGAAGTTTGGGAAGCTCCTGCCAGAGGTGCTGGAGGTGCCGGGGTTTAAGGGCATCCGCATCCACGGCGGGGTGGATGAGGAAGATACCGAGGGGTGCATTCTGGTGGGGCTGAAGAGTGGTAACCAGCTTTCCCACGGGATTGATACCTCGAATAAAGTTAGAAAGATCCTCCAAGCTGCCCTTGGGCGCGGCGAGGAGATTACCTTGGAGGTACTGTGATGGACCCAGTGACAATTCTCGCTGCCCTTGCGCCACTGCTTGTGGATGGGGGTAAAGCTGCAATCCAGCGGTGGCTGGCGCCGGACGAGTTTAAGCCGACGAAGATCGAGGACTACGTGCAGATGCGCGAACTCGACCTGAAGATGTTCACGGCGATGAATAACGCTGGCGGGACGAATCCGACTTATCAGTGGGTCGAGGCGATCGTTCGGCTCATGCGGCCTGGCTTCGCGGCGGCGGTTATTCTGACTTGGGTATATCTGAAGGCACAAGGGGGAGATACCAGCTCTGTGGATAACTTTGTTTCTGCCATCGGCTTCTACCTCTTCGGCGATCGGACCCTGTTCTACGCGAAGAAAGTGGGGATGAAATGATCAACCCGACAATGCTGGCGAGATTGGCGCAAGCACTCCCTGCAGAGCAGGAGCCGATGCAGCTGGCGCAAGGGATGACCCCGATGGACATCTATCGGCAAGATGGGTATTCGAGTCAAACCTCTGACCCGAAGACCGATCTTGCGGTTATCCAAGCGACTGACCCGCGGGTGGGTCAGCCGGTTCCTGCGGCGCCTCCTGCTGGAGGAGCTTACAAGCCCGGAGCAGCGGCGCCTCTAACAAATCGGCAGGGGTTGATTCGCCAGCTGATGGCAAAGGAAGGAATCTCGGAAGCCGAGGCGAACCGGCGAGTGGCCCGGATGGAGAAGGACACTGGACTACGAGTACGTCCGTAGCTGACATTGGGGTGATGAGGTTTAAGGAGGGGATCACGAGCTGGTCCCCTTCTCGCTTCCAGCACACGAGCTCGCTGGTCGGGAGGATGGCGGTGAAGCCAGAACCCCCGCAGGGGTAGGAAAGGAGTTCGATGTCCCCTCCTGCCGCCGCAAGGACTAGGTAGATGAGTAAGGGAGAAGCCATATCTCTGCTCCTTGTGTTAGCATCTTGATTTGATTCGATCGTACTATACCCGCGACCAAGTCGTCAAATTCGCGTTGATTGGGGATGTTGCCGTGGACGATCTTATAGGCGTCGGCATAGCGCATTCCCCCGGCTTTGATGATGCTGTCGAGCATCCGCTGGATGTGGTAGGCCTTCTCATCTTGGCCGATTTTGGCGAAGACAAGGGGCATATCACGTTCAAGTTCAGATACCCATGCATCGGCTGTAGATAAATCCTCAGGAGTGATGATGAGTTCATCGCGCTGGGAAGCCGCGAGGATCATAGCGAGCTTGTGGATATGGGTCTGCTTTCGCGCGCGGTAGCCGCCGAAGCGTTCGTCATCGAGGCGAGGGTCGTTGGTGCTGTAGTGCTTCTGATACCACGCCTCGCCCCATGCGACTGCGGCAGGAGTTAGCTTGTACTCGCCGCAGAGCATGGTGCTGATATGCTCGAGGTCTTGGACGAGCTGGAGTTCGATCTCCCTTAAGTGAGTGGGGACAGTGAGGCCGGGGTAGGCATTGTAGCGGGCCTTCTGGTCAGCGTAGACAAATACGGTCCGGGAAGTGAAGCCCCCGCCGATCATGTATTCGGGGAAGTTGCCTGCGATCCATGAAGGCGTAGTGCAGGCGATGAGGTTGATCCACGGATTCTGAACAACATCGTTACCTGAGTTCTTCGTGCGTTTTTCGAAGTTGCCTTGCTTGCCGTCCCAGAGCGCGACGAGGAGGTCGACCATCTGCTTGTCTTGCGGGTTGAGGAGGTTGCCGAATTCGCTGGACTCGATGGTGAGAGGGGACATGGTAAGCCACTCGCCGTTCCACTCGAATGCCTCAGCGGCTTCGGCGAAGGCACCAACGAGAGCCTGCCATGTAACAACGTCCGGACCAAAGCGAATGCCCATGACCTTCTTGAGCAGGTTCATCCCGATCGCGGCCGTGGTTGACTTGCTGACAATCCCGGGAGGCGCAACAAGGACGATGTAGAAGTTTGGGTGCCACTTGAAATAGTATTGGTCGATCCAGACCTTGCGACGAAGTGCGCCCGCGACAGTGGAAACCCCGACCCAGCGATACATGGAGGCAGGGGCTTCGCCGAAGGAGGCGTATTGGATGAAGGAATCGAGCCAATTGGAGAAATGCCTGCTCATTCACAGTCCCCCCACGAAACTTCGCTGGTTTTTACTCCAAGCGGAATGATCAGCGGATCGGAGTAAGGAATAGAGACCTTCCCCGCCTCAGCTAGCATCTGCCGGAGTAGGGGTTCACGGTCCATCGTGGGGATCTGCCCGGCGAGGGAATCGTGGACTTGGAGCAGGATCTCGACCTCGGGGATGAAGCAAACCCAGCGGACCCAGATGCGGTTGATGTAGCAGCCGACGGAGGACTGTGGAATCCAAGCTGCTGCGCGGCGGAAGACGTCATCGTCGATGCGGTCGAAGAAGTAGCAGCGATAGCCGAAGCCGTTTTGGACAAAATGGTGGCGCTTTATGTGCTCTTTGAGCGCCTCTTGCCAGTCCCGAATGCGCGGGAATCGGCGGAAGTACCAAGCTTGGGTGTTCTCGGCCTCACGCACGCTAAGGCCCAGCCGCATAGCAAGTCCCCGTGCTGTCCCCAGATAGTTCGTACCATGGCAGAACGACTTGAACTTTTGCCGACGGTGATCTTTTTTCGTGATGGACTTGTCATGGTAGAATTCCTTGGCGACTTCGGTATAGGGATCGAGGCCTTCGGCCAGCATCCGCTTCATTTCAACTTCGTCAGACTCCCAGACAACGACCCGGAGGTCTGCGGAGGAGAGGTCAGTGTCGAAGAAGGTGTAGCCGGGATCGGGGATAAAGAGGGAGCGGACATTAGGTAGCTCCAGTTCACCTCCATCCGTATCTCCCCCCTTAGGGATGTTTTGAAGGTTGGTCCCAGATCCAAACGCATTTTCACGGGAGGCAAAGCGAAAAGTATCAGTTCCGGCGATGTTGTAGCTGCATCGCATCCGCTGGTCTCGGTCCAGAGCTGCATTAACAAACGTTCCAAGGAAGACACCGATAGAGCGGCATTCGAGGATCTTCCTGACGAGGGGTTTGATGAGTGGCTCTTTTTCAGCCAGCCGATTGAGCGCTTCGTCGTTGAGGGTCGGTTCGCCGGTTTGTCGGCTACGCTGAACGGGGAGTTTAAAGTCCTCGTAAAAGAGCCGCTTGAGCTGCGCTGGCGATCGAGGGTTAAGCGGATGTCCGAGAGCGTCGATGAACCACTGTTCGCGCTTGGCGAGTTCGTCGCTGAGTTCAAGGGCAAACTTTTGTCTTTGCTTGAGGTCAATTCGGACTCCCTTGTTCATAGTGTGGAGGACAGGCCAGACGAGGAACTGCTGGAAATCATGGACTTCGTCGAGGCCGAGCTGGGTTACAGTCTTGGCGAGAACCGGGGCGATTTCGAAGGTCCGGCCGCAGTCCTCGCCGTTGTAGGTCCAGAGAGCTTCCTCGCCTTGAACTTTCTGATTCCACTCCTTTCCGTCATCTTTCCAGTAGCGGTGGTTTTGGCAGTACATGGAGGAGAGGAAGCCGAGAGACTTCGGAAGGGTGGGGAAGCAGGTATGCTGGGAGAGCATGGTGTCCTGCGTCATCCGCGGGGCATAGCGAAGGTGGCGGAGGAAGTACTGGAGGTCGTAGAGGCCGTTTTGGAAAATGCACTGCGCGTTTGGATGGGTGAGAAGGAGATAGAGTTCCCACATGAGGCCCAGCTCCTCAGCCTCGGACCAGTAGCCCTCAGGCTTGCCAGAGAGCATGAGGGGGATGCAGAGGGCTTCATGGGTTGCCCACGCGATACCGATACAGGCGATGTGGCCGAGGCGGGTTTCGATGTCGACTGCGAGGGGGAGAGGTGCGGAGTCGGCGAGAAGGTGGAGGTGGCGGAGCTTGGAGAAAGCGAATGAATATTCCGGGCGTATTATGGTTTCATAATAGGGGCGTATTAGCTCCCCACTTTTCGCCTCTCCCGCTGCCCGCCGAAGGTCCTGCACCGTGATTTGCCGCCATGACCACTGGCGAAGAATGGCCGCGGGATGGATGATGGGGAGGACTTTCTTGCAGCCGGGGATGAGAGATTCAAGGGTCGAGCCGCGCCAGTCTGTTACCCCCCACTGGCCCGCGGTTGCCCACATGGCAAGGTTGCCAACGGCGATGATGAGGTGAGGCTTGACCATCTCGACCTCGCGGCAAAGCATGGTGTAGCCTTCAAGGATGGGGGCGAGGACAAGCTTGCCGTGGAGGTAGCCAGAGCCAGGCTTTGTGCCGAACTCCGCGGCTTCCTTCTTGGAGCCAGCAACCCAATTGCTGATGTCATTGGCGAAGGGCCGCTGCCGGGCGACGTTGGTGAGAAAGCACTCCGAGCGGGCGATTCCAGCCTCGTGGAGCATCTTGGTGAGTTCGAGGCCAGAGGCGCCGACGAAGGGTTCACCCTTGAGGACTTCCTGCTCCCCCGGGGCTTCCCCCACGATCATAATTCGCGCGCCAGAAGGACCGACAGATTTGACTGTAATTTCAAGGCTCATTCCCACTCCCCCTTTTCGATGAACTCAATGTACAGGTGGAGGTAGTGTTCGGCCTTACGAAGATCCTCGAGACGTTTAGCCTTATCCCCCTTCCGACGAGTAACGTACTTTAAAACGTCCTTTTGAAAAAAGTCCAGCTTGTTCGCAACGGCAAATTCGATTGGCTGAATTTTCATGGACTTGTAGTGCTGCCCGCCGACTTGGGTTGCAAGAGCTGAGCGCTCTTTCCTGCGGGGATCAGAGGCTTCTCGCCACTGGAAGTTGCCTTCTACAGTGTGCACTGTACCGCAGTTAGTGCAGGTAAGGTTGCCATCTTCCAGAGAGTTTCGGCAAACAGCGCAAGCGGTAATGATGCTCATTTCAGTCCCTCCAGCCGCTTCAGGCAAATGCCGTAGCTACCAGCATCCCGCTCGACGAGGATAGAGTCGCAGCCTGCATTGTGGGCCGCAACCATCAATCCCCCAGTTCCTGCGAAGGGATCAAGGATACGGTCGCCGGGGCGCGCGCTACGCTTGAGGAGGTCAGCCCATGCGGCAATGGGTTTTTGCGCGCCATGGCCGAGGTTCTCGTCGCCAGTGGTTTCGAAGACGTCGCTATAAATCGAGTTGATCGGGCGGTTGCCCTTGATGGCGTAGAGGACCAGCTCATAGGACCGGCGCGGGCCATGCTGAGGCCAAGGGACTCGGTTGGCATCGAGCTTCCGCATGACAAGAGGGGTGCGGTGAACGCGCCAGCCAGCTAGGGTGAAGGCTTCGCGGAGGAAGTGGAACCCGTCGATGTCGCAGAAACAGTAGAGGTGGGAATCGGGCCTTGTGATGTAAAACGAAAGAGAAGCGAATTCGGTCATCAGGCCTTCCCACGACTTCCGATCGTCGGCGTAGCTGTGGGTGATACCAGCATAGGCGCCCCCGGCATCGCCGAAGTCCTGCGCGTCCATGCCATAAGGCGGGTCGGTGATCAGGAGGTCGAACTTCTCGTTGCCATCGTCGAGATACTGCCAGCCCCACTCGATGCAGTTGGCGTTGAAGACTTGGTGACGGTCGGTAACGGCGCGGGTGCCTTGCTGCTCCGCGAGGGCGACATTGCCAGCGGCCTGCTCCTTGCGCTTGAGGATCTTGAAGGCCTCGTCGACGGATTTGGCTTTTGCAACGTCGCGGTCGCCAAGATGGCGAGAGACGATGAGTTGCCGACGGGTTTGTTCTTGGTAGGCACCATCCCGACGGCCAGTGATCTCCTCCGACAAGTCCGCGGTGGTGGGGAGGGGCTGGCTCTGGGCAGTGGCTTGTTGACGGCGGAACTCAGCCAGGCGCCGGGTGGCCTCGGCCTGCTCTTGCCAAGTGAGGTCATGGCGGCGGATGTTCTCTTCGAGTTCGATTTCGAAGAGCATCACTGCGTCAGCTTCGGAGGGGAGAAGGCAAGGGGCTGTATCCGCGGGGATGACTTCACCGTTGAACCGGACTTCGCAGCCGAGCATATGGAGCGCGGAGAGACTCTTCAGCCGACGCTCACCAGCGACGAGAGTGCCATCTTCGGCCACGACGAGGGGCTGGATCAGGCCGATTCGCTCGATGGAGGACTGGAGTTCGGCCAGCCGCTCGGGATCGAAGAATTGGCGTTGGCGGTCAGGGGAAACTTGGATAGAGACGAGAGGACGGTAACGCATGAACGGAGACTCCAGAATAGGTCGAGAAACCCACAAGAACCCGCCGGTGTTGCGTTTTCTTCGTGGGGGTAATAGGGGAGTATGGGCGGGCCTAAAATAATGCGTTAGAGGCCCGCGCGTGAAACTCCAAACTTTGCAATTAAAAAAATGCCCCCAGATAACTCGCTGGGGGCGCCCGAGGATTAGCTGAGCCGGTAGGCTCTAATGCCAGCTAGTCAAAGGCTCAGAGCTTCACCGCGCCGGAGACTTCGTCGAAGACCTCGCCCTCATAGAGGCGGTGCTTGACGGAGACCTTGGCTTGCCGACCGATCAGCATGCGGAAGGAGAAGGGCTGGCCGGGGGCGTTGAGGCCGACGGCTTCGCGCAGACGGCCGAGGCGGACGTTCTTGCCTTCGCCCATCACCAGACCACCTTGCTCGGTCAGGTCAAGCATGATGCCCTGATTGGTGATGATCTTCTCGCGGTCGAGCTGCTGGTTCGCGGGGGTGCCGACGATTTCCCACTTGACATCGAGGCGGGTCCACGGCTCCTGCGTCTTCTGGGAAGTGCCAGACTTGATCTGGACATCGCCGATCGTCGCGGACCACTCCCCTTCCGGGCAGGGCGTCACACGGGTGCTGTTGGAATCGGAGGTTTGCATGTCCAGCAGTTGGTTCGGATCAAACATTTGAGGCTCCTTGCGATAGGTTGAATGACAAAAAGTGCCGACGGTACTGCGGGGGCTTTAGCCGGTCGACTGCAGCTCATGCCCCCTTGCTACAACTAGGTAAGTCCTCCGCGGGTCTTCCACTTCGCAATGATAGGCGCGAAGCTGGGAGTAATTCCTTCCGAGAGAGGTAGATTGCGGGTTTTCGTGTCAGCTGTCGAGTCCGCAGTGCTCCATGTGAACTTCGTCCCCTCACGCTTGTTGAGGATGACATCGCTGAACATGGCGGGGATCTTCGGCGCAAGAGCTTTGCCGAGGGTCGAGACCATGAGCTTGACGCCGCCGAGGATTTGATCCACTTCCCGCTCAACGTGGGCGATAAGGACAAAATGGCACTTGCAGCCGTCGCAGAGCTTGCGGAGGAGATTCTCGATCTGGGTCTGCGCAAGACCCCAATCGGCCATGGACTTCATTGGCTTACCGCCGACGACCGCGTCCATTGCAGCCTTGTTGACGCCGGAGAGACCGTCAATGACAAGGACGCGCGTGGTGTCCCACTTATCGACAGGGCCGAACTTTTCGCCAGTTCGCTGGTCTTCGAAGTCATTCAGCACGGTGTAGAGCTTGATGAGCTGGTTGTACTTCGAGCGGTTGATGTCCTGCATGTCAGCCAGGGCTTTGAGGGACATCGTGTTGACCTTCAACGCAGCATCGGACAGCTCAGCGAAGCCCGCGGTGGAGGGTTCGAGGAAGTGCCAATGGAGATTGGCCGGGATTGGCTTGCCCGCGTCGGTCCAGTAGCCGAGAAGGGACTCGAGGCCGCTTTCCATTGCGAGATAGAAAACCTCCATCCCGCTGTCGACGAGAGTGCCGATGGAGAAGGTCTTGCCGGTGCCCGCCGGACCGATCAAGAGGACATTGACGCCGGGGAGGACACTTTGGGGGGTGGTCATCACTCAGCCACTCCGATGTAGATGCCGACGTAAAGGCGGCGGTCCAAGGTAGCCTTGAGATCGTGAGAGATAATCCGGCAAGCTAAGTCGATCTCGAGGTCAAGGAGCCGCGCGAGGACTTCGTTCTCGGCCTTGGGAATCCAGCCGATTTGCTCGCCGTCGTAAAGAACCCGAATGCCATTCGGGTCATGCACGTTAAGTGCATCACGCTGGAGGCTCAGTTCCACGCCGGGGACGAGGACTTCAACATAAAAAGGATACTGGTGGTAGGACAGGCCGCTGAGGGGTAAGCGCTTGAGGGTATGGTACTTGGTGGTCATGTTAGAACCCCTTTCCATGCTTCGGAGGACGAGTGAGGTTGAAGAGGAGCTTGGTGGTCAGGGCGCTGCCGAGGTCGAGTTCCCGCGCACCAGCGAAGTCGAGAATGCGGATGATGCAGTCGGCGAGTTCCTCTTCCACGGCGGAGAATGTGGGGATGTGGTCGCTTGCCGGATTACCGTGGCGCAGGGCCTCGAGAGCTTCGCTGAGTTCGCTGTGCATCAAGGCGATGCACTCGCCGTCGTTCCGGCCTTCAGGGGGCCAGAAGCCCTGCACCGCGTTGGCTTCGTGGATAATGCGGGACAGCGTGTTGATGGAGGCGAGGGTAGTCAGCTCCAACGCGCGCAGCATGGTGGCGAGAGCGTCCTTCTTCGCGGCGAGTTCGGCCGCGGCTTCTTGTTGCTTCCGGGGTGTTGCCATTTATAGCTCCTTTGCGTAGTGATGCAAGAGTCCCGAGAACTCCCAGCGGACAAGATCTTCCGGGAGGTCGGGGTTGGTGGCCTTGAGCGGGGTTGCTAGCCAATGCTCAGGGTCGAGAAATGAACCGGCGTCGGAGGACCAGGCTGCTCCATCCCGCGGATGGCACCGGCGACAGATGCGGCTGCGAAAGTCCCACCGGCTCTTGGGGTAGTCGCACATGATCCGGCCCCAGACTTCCCCGCAGATCGGGCAGCAAAGCGCGGTGCTGCTGGTGCGGTAGACGGGCTGATTTCGCCCATCATCGACTAGCGGCAAAGCAGGGATGCTGCCAAGGTAGTTACTGCCGAGGAAGAATGAGAGATTCATGGAACTTGGTCCTCCGGGACTTCCTCGCCAAGGTGGATGGGGCCGTTAGGCTCGATTCGGGCTTGGTAGTAGGCCGACTCGCGGTGGCCGAGAAGGGATGCGACCTCGTGGTAGGGGACCTGCGCGAGGGCTTCCTTCGTGCGGCCAGCGAAGATGACGCAGATGCCGGGATGGTTAGCTGCGCGTTCGAGGCGGATGAGGGCTTTAAGCATGGAGGGCTTCCTCAACCT